GTATAGGTGATTGTGCTAAATTAAGCACTGGAGGTATTTGTGTTATACTTAAAGCCATAATCCAAAAATCATTTTATATATAACCACAATAACTCAAAAAAGTAGGGATGGTTATTTACTCTTCAATTCTTTCAAGATAAACTTGGTATAATCATCAGCAAATTGTTTTAAGAAATCATTCAATTCCTTTTTAGTTTGTGGGTCTTCCAATGCCTTCTTTCCATAATCTATACTACGAGGGACATTCCTGGTTTTACCATTTCTAACCGTTCTTGATACATTCGGTGAGTTCCAATACTTACCATACTCTGCCCCATCAGGTGCTATATCTAATGAGATACCAACAGTAACTTTACTAGAACCACTCAATATCTTTATCATATTAGATGGTCTATTAGCCTGGTTCATCTTTCTTTTTAGATTACCAGTCTTCTTTGGAGCATAAAAAAGTGCTATGTTCTTTATTTGAGTTGCTACTTTATTCAACTCCTTATTACCTCGTATTATTGAAGTTAAATTTGTCATTAGTTAGGTAGTAATGGGAATAAACATCTATCTCTGTTGTTATGAACTACTACGGTAAAGGTAGATACCCAACCTGCAAGACCATTATTGAATCGGTCTTCAAATGGTTCGTTTATAATGATGTCAGGTATATCTAAACCATTTACTGACCTTTGTGTAAAGGATGTTAAATCGTTTATAATTGCAAGTGTGTTTGCATGTATATCTACCACATCATCTACTCCATAAAAAGGAATAGTTTGAGTGTTAAATCCTCCACCACTTTCGTTGTTTCTATTCTTTATCTTATCAGCAACTACTAACTGAATATTCCAATTAGTAACCGTATCCAAATACTCACATGCAAGTATTGATACATTACCCACGGGATATTGTGGGAATTCTCGTGTATCAAAATCTTGAATCAATCCTTGTGTAACCAACTGAAGGGATGGGTGATTATCCATAATAGTCTTGAAATAATCCAAGATGTTGTAATACAAGGTATAATTTACACCACTATTTTCAACTATTGCTGCCATAATTTATTATAAGTTTATACCTGAAAAGTATTGATTTGTTTGGTCAGGATAGATTTGAGTTTGATTTCCTACTGATTGTAGATATTGTGGTATTTGATTAGAATATGCAATCAAATAGTTTTGTAATCTCAAGGCATAGTATTCAGCATTATCTTGTGCCTTTGATAATAGATAATCTATCTCACTCTTTGTTGGAGCAACACCTTGTTCTGATTGTTGTTTTACAGCACCATTAGACTTAAACTGAACTGAACTAAATGGGATATATTCTACACATGCATACCAAATAAGTGTTGGTTTAATATGGTCTGCAAGAAGGTCTTGGTAATATACACTCAAATCACCTACCGTGCCAGTTTCTATTTTTAATGACAAAAAGTCATACAATACCGTACCAATCAAATTCTTAATATACTTGATTTGTGCAGTAACCATGAATGGTAGTAATGCATCAGCATCTATTGCACCCTGGAGTGGAGTATTCTTAATGATGTCATTACGAGTTATAAATAATGCAGTTGCCATATTAGTTAAATCTTTTGTTTAATAGTTTTGTACCCATATTGTTTCTGATGAACTCCAACTCCTCTTCATCATTTATAGTTTCTTCTTGGATGTTTGGGTCTGCCTCTTGGTCAGGAGTTGCCATAGAATCATTTACTTCATCTTCAACTTGTTCAATAGTCTTATTAGTTTCTTCTGCAGTTTGAGAAAGAATTACCAATGGAGTTAGTTGTTCAAAGTACAATTCTAATTCAGGTAATCCACCCTCTCTTAATGCAGTAGTCAGGTAGTTGATTAGCAGGTTCTGGAAAGGAGCAATGGTCATTGTCTGTAAGATAGAGTAGGCTGTTTTCATCTCCTCACTCTGCGAGGAAAAACCATTGTTAGCGGTTCTTATACCAAACAACAAAGGTGATGTAATTTTATGTCCTACCAAGATTCGGTCTTGTGCATATTCTGCAATATATTTGAATCTCTCATGTAGGTTATCAGATTGGATTGCAGTTACGGTTGGCTGATTCTCTTTATCATCATTGAAGGATACCATGAATCTACCACCATTATTAGTGCCAGTAAATTTAGAATAAAGTAAATCCTCAATAGTCTGTCTCTCTTCTGGTGCAGGAACTCCGTTGTTAAAGTTAATCATTAGGGTAGGTAAGAACCCATTTGTGATTGAGTTTATGTGTAGATTAGATAACTCAGCCTCTGCAATTGCGAACTGAAGAGCAGATACCCAATCAGGTAAAGAATAATAATATAGATTAGGTGAATAATCTTTAATGTATAGTATTTCTCTTTTCTCATCAGATGTACCAAATGCTGGTATTTTAATCTTATCCTTTATCTTTCGTTGGTCTTTCCAATCAGTACAATAGTAATAGTATTCTACTCTTGTATTATCGTATAGTTTCTCAGCACGAAGGGTTTGTACTGGAATGTGAAACATCTTTACAATCTTGGTATGGTCATCATTCCAATATACTTGATACGCACAATTACCATAGAGTTTCAAATCAAAACAAACTCTTTTGGTTTCTTCTTGTGGTATAATCTTCTCAAATGCCTTTTGTAAAGTTTCATCAGTAGTATATAATCCTTTACCGAATATCAAATCAGCTAGGTTATTTACTGAGGTTGCATTAGTAGTAGAATCAGTATATGCCATCACTACTGCATCCCAAAAATCATCTTGACCAAATACACCGAATGGAACCCATGCGTAACGGGTTTTAGTATCCTCTGTAACTTGTGGAATCATATTATCCGCAAGATTAACCACACTAAACTTATGGTCTCTTTTTATTGCCTTTGTATTCATCTTATGGAAGTATTATATATCTATTTTCTGTATCGTTTGAAATATATGGGTATTCACCATTTACTGGTATTGGTATTTGGTTAACATAGTTTGGTTTATCTTCACTTTGAGAAACAAAGAATGCCAAACTACCTCTCCATACTACATCACCAACTTGTAATGTTTGAGAACCAGATGGTCTATATCGTGGATATATTGTCATTCTAAACTCATTTCCAGGAGGAGCCTCAAACAGAGTTTCTGCATTAAAATCCACACTAAAAGAAACATAGGATTCATACCTTTCATAACCCCACCCAGAACCAGACAAATTGATTGTAGGGTAGTTCCTTAATGTAGTCATGTCTTGTAAATCTATACTCAAGACCTCTGAACCAGTTGGTAGAGGTTCTACTCTAATAGTATAATTGTTACGGCCACCAGTGAAATATGTTAACATTATCTCTTATTATCTATTGTTTATAGTATAATAACAACGAATTAACTATAAATAGTAGAAACAAAAAAACCCCTTCCTTTCTACAGGTTGGGGTTTTTCTATAAAATACTAAATTATGAATTAACTATTAGTTCCGTATACTATTGTTGGTTGACTAGTTAATCCTGCAAAAGGATTAGTGGTAGTTGAACCAGATAAGAACGCTGCTGGTAATTGCTCTTGGCCTGTGAAGGTTAGAGAGTATCCATAAAGGTCTCCCATTGCTGCACCAGTTTGAAGAGTTCCTGCGGTCATATCGGCACCTTCTCTTTCACCAACTAATAGGGCATCTCCATTCATTGTCCATACAACGATTTGTGGTCTACCATAAGCCAACAACTTCATTTGAGTTGTCATCTCGTTGGTAAGTTTCTTCAAGTTCAAGAGTAATTCCTGAGAGAAGAAAGTTGTACCATTATCTCTTGATGTATTAACGGTTTCTGTATATGCAGAATTGCCTTTTAATTCATAATAGTATACCGTTGAACCCGATGGTAAAGCAGTCACCTCACCATTTCCGTTTTTCGTGAAAGAACCAGTAGTAAAGTTAAGGAAATAAACACCGGCTAAACCACCGATACTATCCTTACATACTTCGTTTCTTCCTGCTGTGATATTACAAGCCATACTATTAAATGTTTTTGTTTAGTTAGTTAAAATTAATATGCTCCGTAGTATACGATGTCTTGACCGATACCGAATTGTACTCCTGAAGTGTAACGCATTATGATACGATAATTTTGAGAACCATCCAAATTAGCCATATCCAATACTCTTACTTCGTTGTGGTCAGAAAGTAAACCAGTTCCGAAGAACAAGTTAGACTTCTGTGCAGCAACAATTTTGTTATCACTCATACCAGGGCAAAGAACGATTTCAATACCATTGAAGTTGAAAGGTTTTTCACCTACGTTCATCATGTTGTTGTATCCGTTTGCACCGATAGCACCACCGGCCAATGCCTGCTGATATGCTTTAGCAACTGAAGTACCAACATAGATTAAAAGGTCTTCCTTACCATAAACGGCAGAAGGAATAGTGTTTACCACATTGTTCAACTTGTTTAATACGTTAGCTGAAGTGATAGAACCAGAGTCAATTGCAGAACCAGTCAATGCCGGTAATACAGCACCTGCTCCACCTGCAGCAATAGATGCAGAGAATGCAGTTTGGAATCCAAGGAATGAACCATTGGAAGCAGTACCTTGCCAGATTGATTGTTCAGTAGCCTGAGCAACTTGTCCAGCCACATAAGAAATCAAGTAATCATTGAATGA